CTGCCAGTCACGAGGGCCGGGTAGACGAACACACCTTCCACGCGACGCGCCGTGCCCGGTCCATTGGACCGAGCCGTTAGGCGCATCTCAGGTTGATGTGCAGCCGCCGACCCCACTGTTTGACTGCGCCAAACCGCCGGAGACTTGTCACCGGCAGAAGGCGCAACAGCGGTAAACGTGATATCAGTGGTACCGTCGTTCTTTTTGATCGTAACGTTCGTTTGTGCAGACATGATAGTCCTAATTGGTTAACAAACAGCTAGAAACCTCTAGCATGGAGATCGTCCCAAGGTGACTTGGGACCCCTGCGTTTCCACCCGGAAGAGGCCTTTTGGGCATCCTCGAGGAAACCAACGAGCAAGGAACAGGCTGTTGCCCCACGAATGGGGCTAATCCTGTTGAATGGCTTCGCGCGAACTGTCGGTCCAGCAATGCTGGTCGCACGATCGATAAACAGCGATTGAAACATCCGGTTGTAAGAACGCGGATGGTAGTCGCTCTGAAAGGTCGCTACTTGGACATGAGTTGTCCGAGGGTTAGTTATGTTTAAACCCACGAAATCCGTGAAAGAGTTGAGAAAATCCCCAACGTTAACGAACCAGTCCACCACAAAGGAGAACGGCACTAATTCCCAAGCAACAGATACTGGGTTGACAAGACCCAGCTGGTTAGCTTTCCAAAGATTCGGATTCGACACCGAGACCTCTGATGCTATCGTCGAGTGTGTGAGGTATTCATAAACCTCAAACCACGCGGCGTCTGAACGAGTGACTGTACGGATTTTAACCGTACCTCGTCCTTTGACCTTCGCAGGGGGAACATCCCTCTGTAGAATGTCAATAGCGGCATAGATATCCTTGACTGCCGGTTCCCAGCCGAAGTGAAACTCCAGCCAATTCGAGCCGAGGGCCTTTGCATGCCCTTTGAGCCCGTTTGGGATTTTGTTGCTAGGTACATACAGTACTTTTGCAGCAGACCGAAAATCACGCCTCTTCAGGTACGCGGCGAAGGTAGCCAGCTGTAAAAGCCTGTCTCCCATCATCGTCATAGCCTGCTTACGTTGAGCAAAGTTCTCCAGCATCGCTGCGGAACTTCGAACCTGCTCAATGTACTTGCTGAATGCCTTGTTATCTGCATCGGCCAATTGGCCAGCATGCCACTGCCTTACGGCAGCACTCGTGTCAGCATAATCCATTGGATCATTGCTAATAGACCGGATAACGCGGATATCAGTAGCATAAAAGGGCAAAATGAGGTTGTAAGGCCTCTTCTGCCTCTTCCACTGCTGGTACTTCTCGACATGAGTCGGTTTAAAACCTCCTGCATTAGGGGGCCCTTTGAGCGACTGTGTTCGAACATAGTAACCAGTGACTGGCGCGACCATCCTTAATCCTCAATCAGAAAGGGTTCAGAACAGTGAAGTCCGAGGAGGACTTCCCAATCATGAGGGTGTAACGGTCCAAGCGTACTCGGGTCGAGCACGTTCGGTACATCCCTCCGCTTTCTAAAGGAACGAAGGAACGACACACTCCAAAGGCTTTTGGCCCCAGGAGAGTCGCCCCTCGAGAGACCAGGCTTCTTGCCGTCAAAGCTAGATGCCATGGTGAATCCTCTATAAGAAAGTGAATAGGCTGAAA